CGTATTGCGAGTGCACGTTTGATGGTTTCGTCTGCACCTTCTTTATATACTCCTTTTGAGGGTTTAACTGGTGTCCAGGTTCGTTTTCTTTCTAATAATTTTTGATAAGGATGTTTTCTCATTCTTGACAATCACAGGTTATTGGCTCGTTTCCGAGGATATCCTGCAAGTAATCATCGACTTCGGCTTTATCTAATGCTGCATACGCATCGCTCTTGTCCTGTACGTCGCCCATTACTTGTAGGGAGTAGTATAAGGAGGTCTGGGGTGATAGCAACCACTCTTCAATGAAATTCTTATCATAAGTCACAACATCTGACCATGAGTTAAAGGAATATCCATGAAGAAGTCCTGTATTGTTGAGCATTATCATCAGCTGGTCTGCTACACGCTTGTATGCGTCCCATCCTACTTCCGAGGCGATCTCAACATCGCCATAATCATAGTGTTGCACACCAAAGGTACCACTATCTCTATCTACACTCCTAGCTATAGGAGGTGCTATTTCTGGTGTGGCTGTATAGCCGTCCAGATCTTCACTCCTGTATGAACAGGAAGCAGTAGGAGCTATAGCAAAAGCTCTTACCATATTATTCTGTTTTGCTATATATGCTGCTGACTCAATGCCATCTCTCAACTTATATGCTATTTCTAAAGCATCATTCTGTTCATGAGGCAGCTTATGGTTAACAGCTAATAAAGCATTACCAAACTGTTCGTAAGTTACACTGTACCTTCGTAAGAGATTGGCCAGTCCGAGCATTCCGAGCCCGACTTGCCTATCTGTTTCTGACGAAAGGTACTCTCCAGTCCCTCCAACACCTGTTCGGCCATGGAGATCGCACAACTCGGACATACCTTGAGCGAAAGCCTTTTGTAGGCTCCGTGGTTCACAAGCTGCGAGATTGACATGTTGGAGCAAGCATGTTCCACGTGAGGGCAAGTAAACCTCAAGACAGACGTTGCCGTAAATTCGTTTTCCTTTGTCATCGTATTTAACTTTGTTTAACCAAATGTCCCCACTCTTTATTCCGTGGAGTAGGGCATCTTTTACTTTATTTTCTGTTTGACTCCATGATCCTGGGGTGATGTCAACACATCTTTTAACCCATGGGAGTTCATTTCTAGGAGTAGTAATGAATTCAAGAATGTCACTGTGATCAATATCAAGATGGAGGACCACAGCACCGTTCTTATAGACGCCGCCACGACGTAATGTTTCATTTAAGGTTGAGTAGATTTTTCCGAATGATACAGGGCCAGAAGCCGTAAGACCTTTTCCGTTTTCACTTCCTTTGGGTCTGAGCTTTGATAAATGGACAGCAACTCCTGCTCCATATCTGAGTCCATGGCTGACATATCTCCATGATTTTTCAATACCATTATCCCCCTCCATGCTGTCTTCAACAACAAATACAGTACAACTCACGGGGAGGCGTGATTCAGGATTATCCAACCAATTTTGGACCCGCCCTGTGCGAGATATTAATTCTGCTGTCATTAGAATAAATCTTCTAGTGTAGGTGGTTTGTAATTCGGTCCTTTAAGAACCTTACCGTCTTCACGGTATATGGGATTACCTTCTTCGTCAAGTTTAGATAAATTACTTTGGTGTACTCTATCTAATGCTTCATCTAAGAACCATCCCATATTAGTAGCATATTGATAACACACATATACTAAATCAGCTAATTCTTTTAATGCATGTTCTTGGTGATTCTTACCATGCATAAATAAGAACCCTTCAGCCTCAAGAAATTCTTTAAACTCTTCTATTATTAGTTCTTTTTGTACAGCTCTAGTAGATCTGTCATGTGAGTTCTGTAGGTTGTACTTGGATCGGAATTCCTTCGCCTGATCCGATAAGAATGTTCTCTTCATGGTGGAGTTCGTTTTGTAAATAATGAATAGCTTTTTCTAAATCTTCTATTTTATTGCTTTTATAACCTGCTCTGCAGATATACTTTATTGCATTACCTAAGTGGAAGTTGAGTCCTTGGTCTCTAATAAAATCCCAAACTTCAATCCTTCCTCTTCTATAATAGGTGGGATGGGCCATTGTCTAATTAAATTGTTAAGTGAATTTCCCATTACAAAGTTCTGTCTTTGTAAAGCTAAGAATACAGTGATGATATCTTTAATATCGACATCACCACTATTTAATCTATCTTCTATTAACCTCATTCTTAGATCTTGCTCCATAGTCAACTTCGTAATCGGGGGAGGGAGTCCACGGTATTGGTCGCTGTTTTTCAAAGTCATAGTCATCTACTGTTAGTATACATGCAAGCCTAGCATTAGTTAAAGCATCATCTTCAGTAAGGTCTTTATCTTGGAAAGCTTTTACAACTGTTTTCCAAGAATACCCTTCTTTGTTGAAGAGAGTTTCAGCCCTCTTAACCCCGATCCCAGGGACTCCACTATATCCATCAGTTTGATCACCTGCCAAAGTTTGTATTAGATGCCAAGCTGCTCCACTTTCCTTGCTGACTGTGAACTTTTCATCAAGATTATATAGTTGGCCGGGTATTTGTTTCATATCCTTATCAGGGGATACAATGATATTACCTGGATATTGTGTCGCGTATATACCCATTGAATCATCTGCCTCTATTTCAGGCATGATAATTACTTCAAACTCATCCTTGAGTCGATTGATTACACGCTTATATCCACATGGTTTCTTACGGTTCCTGTGCCCTTTATATTCGGGTAGAATTTTTTTCCTAAAGTTTACTGTATCTGAGAAGAATAGTATTAAAGGAGTGAATGACCCAAATTGGTCTCTAATCTTGGTAAGTTCTCTGATTGTTGCGGTATATGCGTCGCTAAAACTAGAAGTGACAAGGATGATATCATCACCAAAATCAAGTTCAGTTTCTGCAGCAGCGCACGACTTGTATACAATGAAGTCGGCATCGATTAATAATTTCATAGTTAGTGTACATCAGCCCAGGTGGTACCGCTTTGTGATTCAGCAGCGACTGGACATCTCATTTTATAATACTCACCAGCTTGCATAGCTGTGAGTTCTAGTAGAAATTTCAAGTCATCTACTTCGTGACTTTCTGCTTCAAATTGTAATTCATCATGAACGAATGCCAATTGTCTAGCAGTTTTAGGTAAATTCTCATTGGTTAATACCATCCATCTTTTGGCGATGATCGCTGCCGATCCTTGTAGGAGGTAATTGAGGGACTTATGTTTCGAGTCAACGAGGATACGACGGTGGTCGAGTCCATAAACATAACCTCTCTCACTAGCTTTGTGTACGCCTTCCAATAGCTCTTTAAGACCTGGTATGGCAGCAATATAAGCCTTCCTAATTTCTCGGCCCTTCTTGGCCGCCTCGTCCTCGGGAAGCTGTTTATCATAACTAACTCCTAGTTTCCTATCCCCAGCCCCGTAGAGGAAGGCATAGGTAACTGTTTTGACTTGGCTTCTGGTGATTCCGATTTTATCGGCATTGGTTTGATGGATGTCTCCGGTAAGGAGGATTTTGGTATAACGTCCTTTATCATATCTGGCGAGATAGTGGGCAAGCATCCTGAGCTCAATACCGCTAAGATCGGCACCGACCAATACTTTACCTGGAGTAGCCGTAAATAATTGTCTAAATCTTTCATCTGATGGTACTTGTGATAAGTTGGGTTTTCTATGGGCACATCTAAATGTAGATGTAGCAACTGAACAATGGTGGTGAATCCTAGACTTCGTAACAAGCTTCTGCCATGCGTTGACGCCTTCGGATATCATCCCTAACTGCTTCGTCAGATCCAGTAGTGTCAGAAAAGCTAGAGCTGTATCCGTCCCAATATCTTTCAATACGGTCTCGTCTATAACCGCCTTCCCTGAGTTCGTCAGTGATGAAGGAGTCCAGCCATAATGTGTCTGTAAGATCCATGATATGTGATCCCTCGAGGTAGGGTTTAGTTCTTTTAACTTCGTGAATGGAGCATCTTTAACGTATCCTTTTGTTCGGTTAGCTCGTCTAGGAGTGAATCTTGCTCCTTCGACGAAAGGATGCCTGTCTCGTAATACTTTACAAGTATCTTCATATTTTCTGCGGAGAGTAGATTCAAGCTCCCGTGCAGCTCTTTCGTTAAAGTACCATCCATGGATTTCCTGTTGTGTTAGTATGTGAGCTACCTGATGTTCTAACGTAAGCCATTCAGGTAGGGGAGGAAGTGTTCGCATAACTTCTTTGTGACCATAACATCTTGTACGCAATAGTCTTGCATCTCTTGACTCCACTCTTTCCAATCTGTATCTTTACCAAAGTCGCCTTTGAGTAGACCAAGACGGTATCCGTAAGCTTCAAGGGAATGAGACCCATATAATTTAGTAGGCATATCTTTCCATTCTTGTTTCTTATCTATATCATATAAGTTCGGATGATATAACCTAGATAACAGAAGAGTGTCAATAATGATAGGAGGATAAGTAAAGAAACCATAGAGCCTTTTAATGAGAGGTAAATCAAACCCAATGATATTATGGCCAACGACAGTACCACAAACTTCGATAGATGTGACTGCTGTTGTGACCGAGTAATGACTACCCATCGGTAATAACTTCGAATCTTCTGAATACTTCTCATCATTAAATACTTCGGTTCGATCATCTTCACAATAATGTAAAACTACGCAATGTATACGTGATGCATTGTTTAGTAAACCATTACTTTCTAGATCTAGGATTACTGTCTCTACTCCAGTGGTAGGTTTTGTCAACAAATCTGGCACGTTCTACTGCCTCTGAACTGGGTGGGTTAGGTCTATTTAAATTATCACTCTTCTTCCATTCCATAATAGGGCTTTTAGAAGTATGTTTATACCAAGGATGTTCATACCCTCCACTAAAAATCTGTGGCTGGGTTGAAAACTGGTGGTTCCGTAGCTTCATTTTCAGTAAATCTGCAAGTGTTTAAGTTGTAGTCAAGCGTTCCGCACGTGCCTGTCTCGCCAAATAGACGATTCTTAAGGACTCTAACAGTCGTAAGACCTCTGCCTCCTTCACTTTGTTGATCTCTTTCGAGTCCAATGAGATTATCGCTGATTTGAGCAATGGAATGAGATCCTCTGAGTTGAGAGAGAGACACACGTCCTCCCTCTTCGTGCGCATTATTGTCATTATTTGTTCTACGTAAGTGTGATACTAAGAATAAAGCTATACCTGTTCTCTCTACTAATGACCTTAACTTGGTCATAGTTTGGTCTATCATTCTACGTTCTTCACCATCTAATCCACTTAATAATATGGATAAGTGATCTAGGAATATAATACGACACTCCAATCCACTGGCAAGGTATTCGATCCTATTGTAAATAAGGTTCGGGTCAAAAGACCCAAAGCCATCAAACAAATAGACATTCCAAGTAGCAAGAGTTCGTTCAAAGGCGGAGGTGAGT